CGAAAGACTGAGCGCCGATCTCCATGACGACGAGGTGGACGAGAACGGCCCCGAGGCGGAAGAACTTCGGCTTTTGGTGAACGATCTCTCCAAGCAGACCGACATCGTGGTGCGGGAGGGCCTCACCTTCGACTTCCCGGTGTCCACGTCGATCATCCCCGATCCCAAGATCATGCACCTGCGGGAGTTCCTGGGCGCCGATTGGGTCTGCCAAGAATACATCTTGTCGCCCAACGACGTGAAGGAGATCTACGAGGTCGATGTCGGCAAGAGCTACACGGCCTACAAAGGCGTGGACGACGGCGTGACCGTGTCCTCGAGGCACGGCCTTACGGTTCTCCAGGACAAGGCGCAGCGGACCGACAAGAAGGAAGGTCCTGACGGGCGCTCCTGCTGCATCTGGGAGATCTATAATCGCAAGGACGGCATGGTCTATGTGATGTGCGACGGCTACCCGGATTTCTTGCGGGAGCCCGCGGCGCCCGAGGTCTACACCGACCGCTTCTGGCCCTGGTTCGTGCTCACCCTCAACGAGCTTGACCACGAGACGATGGTCTTCCCGCCCTCAGACGTGAAGCTCATCCGGGACATGCAGATGGAGTATAATCGTTCGCGTCAGGGCATGCGCGAGCATCGGAGAGCCGCCAGGCCCAAGACCCTGGTCAGCGCCGGGACACTGGACGCCGAGGATCTGGAGAAGCTCTCGAACCATCCGGACAACGCCATCATCGAGCTGAATGGCCTTCAGCCAGGCCAGAAGGTGGACGATCTGCTTCAGGCGTTCCGGGGCCCGCCCATCGATCCGAATCTCTACGAGACGGAGCAGTATTTCACCGACATGATGCGCGTGTCCGGGATCCAGGACGCGAATATCGGCGGCACCAAATCGGGTCCGAGTGCGACGCAGTCGAACATCGCCGAGGCGTCTCGGGCGACCGCGATGGGCTCGAACATCGACGACATCGACGACATGCTCTCCGGCATCGCCAGGACCGGGTCCCAGATCCTCCTCCAGGAGGTGTCCGTGGACACGGCCAAGCGGGTGGTCGGCGAAGGCGCCGTGTGGCCCGAGATGTCCAAGCAGCAGATCGCGGACGAACTCTGGCTTCAGATCGAGGCGGGTTCAACCGGGCGTCCCAATCAGGCGCAGGAGATCGCCAACGCCGAAAGGCTTTTCCCGCTCCTCATGCAGTTGCCGGGCATCAAGCCCGAGTTCCTGGCCAAGGAACTGATCAAGCGCCTGGACGACAAGCTCGACATCACCCAGGCTTTCCAGTCCATGCTGCCGTCCATCCTCGCCATGAATGGGATGGCATCGAGAATGGGCGCCGGCATGGAAGGGCCGGGCGGCGCAATGGGTGGCCCGCCCGGCCCGCCCATGCCCGGAGCCGGGCCCGCGCAAGGGCCCGCGGGCGCGGGTAACGCGCCGCAGGGGCCACCGCCCGGAGCGCAGCGTCCACCGGGGCAAGCACCTGGCGCACCACCGCCCGGTCCGATGGGAATGCCGGGGCTTCACGTCGCAAGTGGAGGGCGTGCGGTTGCCTGACAGAAACTTTCTTACTATTGATCTTGGGACACGGCCGGGACACGGCCAAGGGATTTCGACGTAAATGGCAGATACCTCGTCGCCTGCCGAAGCTACCACTCCAGAACCGCAAGTCGCCGATACCCCGGCAACTCACGGCGCGGAGAGCACGACCCCCGACGTAGCCGCCTCCCCGTCAGAGGCAAAAGGCGAAACGAAGGAGACGCTTCTCGAAGCCGTCATGAAGGCCGTCAAGCCTTCGGAAGACGACGATGGAGAGAAGCCCTCGACCGGGGAATCGCCGCCCTCGGAAAGCGCGGATGGTTCCGAACCCGAGCCCAAAGAGGGTGAGCGGAAGGGACCCGACCTCACAAAGGATCCGACTCCAGAAGAGCTTGCGGGTTACAAGAAAGACACCCGCCTCCGCATGGAGCAACTGCTTTCGGAGCGCAACGGCTACAGGACCGAGGCTCAGGTCACGCAGACGCTGAGGGACTTCCTGGTGGTGAACGACATCGCCAAGGAAGATTTTCAGCTCACGCTCGATCTGGCCGCGGCCATGAGACGAGGCGACTTCCAGGGCTTCCTCAACGGGGTAGGGCCTTACGTTCAGCTCGCCACTCAGGCACTCGGGATCACGCTGCCGCCAGACCTCCAAGGCGAGGTTCAGGCTGGTCGCGTGGGATACGAGGTGGCGGCACAGATGTCGCGTGACCGTTATGCCAGGGCTCTAGCCGAGCAGCGCGCCACGCGCGCCACTCAGGTGATGAGTTCCCAGCAGGACTACACGCGGCAGACCGATCTCTCGAGGTCCATTGAGCAAACCGTCGCTCAGTGGGAGCAGGGGATCCGCCAAACCGATCCGGACTATGGGCGCAAGGAGGAGACTGTCCGGAATTTCCTCTGGGCCGTCGTTCGGGAAAAAGGTGTCCCGCAAACGCCGGAGCACGCGGTCGAGATCGCAAAGGAAGCGTATGCTCGAGCGAACAACACGCTCCGACAATTTGCGCCACCCCCCAGGGCCACCAGGGCAGTTCCGAGCAGCATGAACCGCTCTGCGGCACCAGGCGCGCGTCCGGAACCCAACTCCATGATGGAAGCAGCAATGCTAGGGCTGGAGCGTGCACGCAGGGCATAACCCCCTGACGGAGCACCTCGATGGCATTCACAGCAGGCGAAATCGCTTCAATCGCGAATTCTGCACTCGACTATTACTTCAACAAAGGCGGCCAGTTCGATCAGACGATCCAAGAAAAGCCGCTCCTCAACCTCCTCGAAGGTCGCAAAAAGACTTTCCCGGGTGGCAAGGGAAATATCTCTCTCGCGGTGGTCGGCGCCTACGGCGACGGCTCCGGCAACGACGTGGTCAAGGGCTATACCCACAACGACGCCGTGAACTTCTTCACGCCGGCGAACATCAAGCGGGCGAACTTCCCCTGGCGCGAACACCACATTGGTCTGACGCTCACCCACACCGAGCTGAAGATCGATGGGATCTCGGTGGTGGACACCAACGGCGAGAAGACGACCGAGCACTCCAAGCGCGAGATGACGGTCCTCGTGAACCTCCTCGAGCAGAAGCTGTTCTCGCTGGGGGAGCAATACGCCCGCTCCATGAACTCTCTGTTGTGGGGCGACGGCACCTCCGACGCAAAAGCGCTCGCCGGCATACAGAGCATCATCAAGGCGAACCCCTGCACCGGCGTCGTTGGTGGGCTCGATCAGACCGCCGCAACCGGCTTCACCTGGTGGCGGAATCGCTCTTACACCGCGGCGATGGCGACCCAGATCGGCACGGTGCCGGGTGACGCTGTCTCCGGTGGCGGCCCGGTCACGTCGAATCCGGCCAATGGCGGCGCGCTTCTCCAGGCGCTCCAGCACCAGTATTTCCAGCTCCTCCGCTACGGTGGCAAGCCCACCATCGCCTTCGCCGGAAGTGCGTTCATCGACGCCCTCATGATCGAGCGTCGGGCCAACGGTTATTACTCGATGACCGGCTTCTCGAACTCACAGGACATCTCGGTCGGGGACACCATCCTGCCGGGCGGGACCAAGGTCCAATACGACCCCACCCTGGATGATCTCGGCTTCTCGAAGAGGCTCTACTGGTTCGATCCGAAGTGCATCTTCCTGATGGCGATGGAAGACGAGTGGAGAAGCGACCACACTCCGGCACGGCCTTACAATATTTTCGTGCTCTACAAGTCGATCACCTCGACCGGCCAGATGGTCGCGACGATGCTGAACTCTTCACTGGTGATGGACATTACCTGACAACGGATAGCGCGGCGCGCAGCGCCGCGTCTGTTTCCGTCGCTCTTTAGCGGGAGAACTCCCATGACTTCGAAAGACAAGGACACGCATCCCAAGACGCGGGGAACCTCCGACGAGGATCCCAGGACACGGGGTGTCGCCGAAGGTGAGCCGGAGCCTGTCGTCAGGACGGGGACACTCCCCGTAGAAGCCAGAAGCCCGAAGGGCGATCCCGTCGGTCACGCTCGGCACGCCGAGACGCCGGAGGAAACCAAGAAGGTGCTGGACATGGAGCGTGCCATCGTGCCGCCCCCGGGGAGCCGCAACTACGTCGCCGGCCAGCCGGTCAACGAAGAGGAGTACGAGCAGACCCAGGAAGAGGCCGCGCGCCTCGCCGCGAAGGGGCGCGAGCTGCGCTCCGACGAGGAGAAGCAGACGGCCAAGAACACCCCAGGCGATCCGGATTACGACCCGGATCACCCGGATCATCCCGACACGGCGTCCGATAGGCGAAAGAAGAGGGGTTAACTTATAAGTTAACCCCATGAGCACGGAGCCCGACGCCACAACGGTCATGAAGATCCAGGAGCTGTATCTGCTCATCCTGGATCTTCAGAAGAGAGTGACGGCACTGGAGCCGGCCGCTGTGGCGAGGACGATACCGACGACGGTTCCGGTCGCCGCCCGCTTTCAGCTGTGGCAGGGTAATCCCGTCGTCGTTTCGCAATCCAGTGTCCCGACCGTGGAAAGGGCCGAACATGCCGAAGATCCTCGACAAGGCCGTGAAGGAGATCAAGAAGAACTCCCCCGGAGTGAACCCATACGCGACCGCGACTTCTACCCTTCAGAAAGCGGGTGAGCTGAAGCCTGGGACCAACAAGCCCACCGCCAAGGGTGTCGCGCGCGGCAACATGACCAAGGCGCAGCGCCACCGGACAAAGCCATGAGCAACCCCGGCGACGAAGGCTACATGCAGCAGCACCTCTGCACCTGCATGATCGACATCGCCAGCGAGAAGCTGACGGTGCTCTACCGGGACGAGTCGAACCCGGTGCCGTGGCCCGAAGTGCGCGTGCTGCAACAGGTGCATGGCGACGATGCGATCTACGACATCATGCCGGTGGCCCTGGGGCCTCGAGAGACGCCACTTCGAGAGAAAGAGCGCCTGGTCCTCAGATACGGCCGGGACATGGTCGAGGCGGTCTATGCGGGCAAGAGCTTCAACATGGAGTTCTTCATGCCCGGCTGGCCCATCGATCCGACCAAGGTCAGGCGCAAGAAGCCCGTGGATCGACCGAAGGCTCCGCAGTACCGCAAGCCGGACGCCGAGGCCACGGATACGAGGGTTTAAGCCATGCAAGGTCGCTCGATGCGGGTGGGGGTTGCGCTGAGCGAACTGCGTCGCGAGTTGATGGCCGAAACTTTTCAGTCGATGACGCCGGCCCAGACGACGTCATCGACTCCTTTTTACAACTATCAGCTCGACCGTGTTCAGCGGGAGCAGTGGAACACCATCGAGTGGCCGCACCTGACCATCTACAAAGACGTGCCGATGGTGCCGGGTCAGCGCTACTACACCTACCCGCCGCAGTTGCCCTTCGACAGCATCTTCCGGATCTGGTGGCCTCAAGGGGTGAACTGGGTGCCGCTCGACTACGGGATCAGCCCTGCGACCTACGCCACGATGGGCGGCGAGCTTATCCAGGCATGGCCGCCGCGGCGCTGGCGCAACCATGCGAGCTACGACGAGGTCAACAACATCACGCATGCGTCCGACCAGTTCGAGGTGTGGCCCATCCCGACGGTGACGCCGCCGGCCTCTTATAGCCTTCGCCTCGAGGGCAACGCGCCTCTCAATCCGCTGATTGCGGACACCGATACCTGCATCATCGACGCCACCCTGGTCGTGCTCTTCGCCGCGGCTGAGATCCTGGCAGTTCAGAAGAGCGAAGGCGCCGCCATGAAGCTTCAGAAGGCGAATGCCTACCGGCGCATGCTGATCACCCGTCTCGGCGCGCAGCAGCGCGGCATGCGAAGCCTGTCCAAGGACGGCGGCGTCATGGGCCCGGTGCGCGACGGCAGGCAGCTCACTCCCTATTTGGATTTCATCCCACCTCAACAGTGATCCATGGCCAAGCTCCCGAAAACCACGACGGGCGGGGGCGGGGGCGCCGCGCTCTACTACGAGATCGCCAACTTCCAGAACGGCATCGACACACGCAAGAACCTGCTCACCGCTCCGGCGGGCACCTTGCGGATGTTGCAGAATGCTCACATCACGCCAGGCGGCGAGATCGAGAAGCGCTCGCAGTTCGCCTATTGGTGCAACGTCCCCTCGGACACGCTGGGGATCGTGGCGGTCAACAACGACGTCTACGCCTTCGTCTCGCGCGGCGGCGGGGGCGTCGTGACGCCGCCCACCTCGTCGGCGGCGGGCCTGATCAACCTGACGCCGCCCGGCGTGGGCCTCATCGTGCTCTGGGACTGGGACATCTATAACGGCAAGATATTCGCGGTATTCCTGGGCTCGGATACCCGATACTACTGTTACTATGACGGTATAAATGTCCCCGATGCTACCGGGCGATGCTACTCCTGCCGCACCTACAAAGAAAAGATGTATGGCGTCTTCGGGCGCAATCTGTATTTCAGCGCCGTCGGCGACCCGACGGTGTGGGTGGACCCGCCGCCCGTCGGCGGGATAGTCGAGCACAACGGCTCGGGCTTCATCAGCATCGGCTCGAACGACAGCGACAGCGAGATCCTGCAGGAGCTTGAGGTCTATTACGACAAGATGGCGATCTTCTCGAAGCTCGGTTGCCAGCTTTGGTTCCTCGACCCCGACCCTTCACTGAACCAGTATTACCAGACACTCCGGGACGCCGGCGCGCTCGCCCCGCGCAGCGTGCGCCAGTATGTGGCGAACGACGTCTATTTCCTCGGGACACACGGGATCAGGTCGCTCAGGGCGAGGGATCTCACGACGACGGCGGCGGTCGCGGACGTGGGCTCTCCCATCGACCAGATCATTCAGGATCTGATCGCGACCACTGACGCGAGCGTCATGCAAACCATCCTCTCCCCGCGCACGGGACGGATCTGGATGGTCCTGCCGGACAGGATCTTCGTCCTGTCGAACTTCGCCTCGCCGAACATCTCGGCCTGGAGCGAATACATCCCGGAATTCAGCATCGCCCCACACTGCAGCGTGGTGTTCGCGGACCCCTACCTCGTCCTGATGAGCAGCGACTTCAAGCTTTACCGCTTCGGCTCGGCGAGCAGCTTGTCCTACGATTCGTGCCCGGTGAACCTGCTCACGCCGGCGCTCTCCTTCGACAAGCCGGCCACCTTCAAGTTCTATCAGGGCTTCGATGCCATCTGCTCGGCGAACCCGGGCTCGATGTGGAACATTCAGATGAGCTTCGACCCGTTCCA